TGAAGAATAAATTTCGGTAAATAAAAATGGCAGTAGAAATAAGTAGGAGAGATATTCTCTCCGATGAAATAGTAGATTTAACATCTGAGGCAAGGTTTCTAAAACTTCCAGTCGACCCATATCTAGATTTACTAGGGGTCACAGCATTACCATCGCAGATAGCAATTATCAACGCGATAAACAATCCTAAGTACCGTTTTGTCTGTGCAGCCGTCTCCCGGAGGCAAGGCAAAACGTACATAGCGAACATTATTGGACAGCTAGTGTCTCTAGTGCCTGGCTCCAATATTCTTATCATGTCACCTAACTACTCCTTGTCTCAGATTTCTTTTGATCTTCAAAGAAATCTTATTAAGCATTTCGATTTAGAAGTTACTAAAGACAACGCAAAAGATAAAGTTATTGAAATTTCTAACGGCTCTACTATACGTATGGGTTCTGTCAATCAAGTAGACTCTACAGTAGGTAGAAGCTATGACTTAATTATATTTGACGAAGCAGCACTGGCAGATGGTAAAGATGCATTTAACGTAGCACTAAGACCTACACTTGACAAAGAAAACTCCAAGGCTTTATTTATATCCACGCCACGGGGTCGTAACAACTGGTTTTCTGAGTTCTTTTATAGAGGATTCTCAGAGGAGTTTCCAGAGTGGTGTAGCATACGAGCTACTTATAGAGACAATCCTCGAATGTCAGAAAGCGACATTTTAGAAGCCCGTAAGTCTATGTCTGAGGCTGAGTTTCGGCAAGAGTACGAAGCCGACTTTAATACTTATGAAGGCCAAGTATGGAAGTTTAATTTTGAAACACAAGTACAAGATTTAACACAATTTGATACTAGTAAAATGGATGTTTTTGCAGGAATGGACGTTGGATATAAAGATCCTACTGCCTTCTGTGTAATTGCATATGATTGGGACACTGAAATGTTCTACTTAGTAGACGAGTATTTAAACGCGGAGAGAACAACTGAGCAACACGCAGGTGAGATACAAAAACTTATTGATCGTTGGGATATTGATTACATTTATATTGATTCAGCAGCTCAACAAACAAGGTTCGATTTCGCGCAGAACTATGGAATCTCCACTATTAACGCGAAGAAGTCTGTACTCGACGGAATTGGACATGTTGCCGGGATTATTGACAACGATAAACTTGTCATCGACCAAGAAGCTAAAGAATCGCTTATTTGTGTAGATGCATATCAATGGGACCCAAACCCCAACTTAGCGCGGGAAAAACCGAAACACAACGCGGCTTCGCACATGGCAGATGCACTTCGATACGCACTTTATTCGTTCATAACCTCAAATATAACCTTCTGATGATACCTGTGCAAAAATAGTTATTGACAAGACACCCTAAAGCCGATATAATTCTTCTAATGAAAAATCAGGAAACGAAAGGAAATGCCTAAGCTAAAACGCGATGTTGTAAAGTATGTACGAGATAAGGCAAAGTCCAAGTACGAGAAAGGAAACGCTTGCGAGATTTGTAATGAAACAGAACAGCTTGACTTTCACCATTACTACAGTTTAACGCCCCTACTTAACCAGTGGCTTACAAAGAATAAACACAACCCTGAGTACATACAAGCACTTCGGGATGACTTTATAGAAGAACACTCTGCCGAGCTTTATGAATATACTGTGACTTTGTGTCATACGCATCATTTAAAGCTGCATTCAATTTATGGCAAAGATCCCTCGCTAGGAACTGCTAAAAAGCAAATGCGTTGGGTAGAGATTCAAAGAGAAAAACATGGCTTGGTATAATAATATTTTCGGAGGAAAACCCGTAGAAGTTGAGGAGAAATTAAACCCTGCTCAGCAGTTTTATGGCAATGAAAAACAAAGCTCCAGAGAGCCTATTTTTTCTTACCAGAGAGCCTACGAAGAGTTAGAGATAGTAAACCGCGCAGTTAATATAATTGTAGACGACGCAGCGGAAATTCCTACTCTTGTATCAGATCAGCATAAAGGAACAAGTGTTGTAAAGGGCATAAAAAGATCAAAAATTGACTTACTTTTAAATCAAGAACCAAACCCTTTTCAGGATATTAATACATTTAAACGTAACTTAATTATTGATTTTATACTTGATGGGAATATATTTATATATTTCGATGGCGTACATATGTACCACCTTCCTGCAGATAAGATGACTATTCATGCTAGTAAAGATACTTATATTGAAAAGTTTACTTATAATGAGAAGATAAACTATAGGCCTAGTGAGATAATCCATGTTAAAGAGAATTCTTTCTACTCAATATACAGAGGTGTTCCTCGTTTAAGTCCTGCACTTCGTACTATGCAACTTATGATGAAGATGCGTAAATTTCAGGATAACTTCTTCAAGAATGGAGCAGTTCCAGGTTTAGTACTTAAATCACCAAATACTCTTTCTGAGAAGATCAAAGAACGTATGATGATGTCTTGGCAAGCACGATACCAGCCAGAAGCAGGAGGTCGTAGACCCCTTATTCTAGATGGTGGAATAGAAGTAGATGCAATTTCAAATGTAAATTTTAAAGATTTAGATTTTCAAAATAGCATCGCTGATAATGAAAAGATAATTTTAAAGGCACTCGGAGTACCTCCAATTATGTTGGACTCTGGTAATAACGCTAACATTCGCCCAAATATGCGAATGTATTATCTTGAGACTATATTACCTATAGTTAGAAAATTAAATTTTGCACTCGAAAGATATTTCGGTTTCAATTTAAAAGAAGATATTACAGATATACCTGCTCTACAGCCTGAGTTAAGAGACTCCTCAGCCTACTATACATCACTAGTAAATGGAGGTATTATTACCGCCGCTGAAGCTAGAGACCGATTAGGTTTTGAGTATGTAGAAGGTACAGAAGAGATACGTGTTCCTGCAAATATAGCAGGTTCAGCAGCAAATCCCGATGAGGGCGGACGACCACAAGAAGGAAACGAAGATGGCGAATAGACCACAAAGAATTAAACTATGTAGCGATTTGGCAATGTATTTTGCAGAAAAAGGTAAAATAATGACCCAAGACGAGTACATAAAACAAGACGACATACCTGTAAGTCTACACGGTATTCGTAATGTAGGAAGAAGTTATTCTCGAGCAATTATAATGATGGAAAGAGAGCATCCTGACCTGATGAAATTGATTGAGAAGAAAAAGGAGGAAGCAGCTAGACCTGTACCGGCTCCAGAGCCAGCACCAAAGCCTATTGCTCCTAAAGCACCAAAGCCAAAAGCCGCGGTCAAGCCTGCTGTTAAACCAGCAGTAAAAAAGGATTAAGATATGAATAAAATCTTTAATCTTACGTCAACCTTTAAAGCTGCGCAAGCAGACGATGGATCAATAATGATTCGGGGTATGGCAAGCACTACGGACATTGATCGCGCGGGTGACTCAATCTCGGCAGAAGCTTGGCAAAAAGGCGGGCTAGAGAACTTTGAAAAAAATCCAATTATTTTGTTTAATCATGATTATGACAAACCTATTGGTCGAGCTACAGGACTGAAAGCAAGTTCTCATGGTTTGGAGCTAGAAGCAAAAATCAGTAAGTCGGCACCTGCCAACGTAGCTGAGCTAGTAAAAGACGGTGTTCTTGGGGCCTTTTCCGTAGGTTTCCGAGTCAAGGATGCTGATTATATTAAGGAAACCGACGGACTAATGATTAAGGACGCTGAGTTATTTGAGGTATCGGTAGTATCCGTGCCATGCAATCAGACAGCTACTTTTTCGCTCGCGAAGTCTTTTGACTCTACTGAAGAGTACGAAGCCTTCAAAAAAACTTTCACTAATCGTGTAGATCTAGCAGGTCAGTCTCTGGCTAAGGAAGAAGTTATTACTTCGGGAATAGCTAGTGACAACACACCTCAAAGCGCGGAGAAATCCGCAGATCAGGAGATCAAGATGGATAATCAAAACATCGACTTGGAAGCTTTTGCAAAGAAGGTGGCTGAAGATACAGCTACTAAAATCGCAATGAAGCAAGCCGAGCAAAAAGCAGCTGAGAAAGCAGAATTAGAGACAGCGAAAGCTGAAGCTAAGGCTATCGAAGCTCAAGAAATTCGCGTTAAAACTGGAATCCAGTCTGGCGTAGATTCACTAATGTCTGACGTTGAAGCTAAGCTTCAAGAGAAAGACGCAAAGATCGAGGAAGTAATGGCTAAGTTTAGCAAGGACCTCGAAGAGAAGAACACTGAAATCGAAGCTATGCGTAACAGCAAGCGTACTTTCGGCGATCGTGCTACTGGCGATCTTTCTAAGTGGGGCAAGGAGTTCATGCACGCTTCTTTACTAGGTACTATGACTGGTAAAGGAATGAACACTTCTTTCGCTCAGAACGTTATGGAAAAAGCTGGTATCGACTATGCAACTAACGCTGGTGATATTGATCAAGAAGTTGCTCGTCAAATCGAAAAAGAAGTTACTGTAAACTTGCGTACAGCTGGTCTGTTCCGTGAGATTCCAGTAAATGGTGCAGCTACTGTACTTCCAATCCAGCCTGACGTAGAGCCTGCAACTTTCCAAACTGGTGCAGCTTCAGCAGGTAACTTGGAGAACCGTGGTGCTTCTGACAACACTTTCAAGCCTTCACAAGTAATCTTGAATGCTTACCGTTTAATCAGCCAGACTTTCATGGACAACAATGTAGACGAGCAAGTTCTTGTTAACTTGATGCCTATGCTTGTTGATTCAGTTGCTCGTGCTCACGCTCGTGCAGTTGATAACGCTGTTATCAACGGTTCTGGTTCAATTACTGGTCTTGACGGCTATGCTACTGCTCACGGCACAACTCTTGACATCTCTGATGGCACTAAGTTGACTGCTGCTTTGTTGTTAGCTGCTCGTAAGGACATGGGTAAGTATGGTCTTAATCCTTCTGATATGGCTTATGTTGTATCACAAGCTCGTTACTTCGAATTAATCGAAGATGCAGGCTTCAGTGACGTATCTGAAGTTGGCTCTGATGCTGCTACTAAACTTACCGGTCAAATCGGTGCTGTTTATGGTACTCCTGTTGTAGTTTCTGACAGCTTCGTTGCAGAAGCCGCTGGAGCTCCAGTAGCATTCGCAGTTAACTTGCGTAACTACGTTATCC